GTCCTCAAGGTCCTCAAGGATCAGTTGCTGGTATTCAAGGCGCCCAAGGTGTTCAAGGACCAGCCGGTTTTCAAAATATTCAACCTGGTGTTCAAGGTGCTCAAGGTGCTCGAGGACCTCAAGGTGCTCAAGGAGCAACAACGGGAGCACAAGGCGCTCCAGGTGCTCAAGGTCCTCAAGGCGCTCAAGGACCAACTCCTGGTTTTCAAGGAAGACAAGGTTTTCAAGGGTTCACAGGTACACCAGGACCAAACAATGCGCCAGCAGGAGCACAAGGTCCTTCAGGATTTCAAGGTGTACCTCCTATTCAAGTCGGTGCTTTGGGTGTAAATACTGCTGCTGGTCCTACAGGAACAATTAGAGCAACAAGCGATATTACCGCTGGTTATTCGGATGTGAGATTGAAAGAAATATTAGGACCTGTAGAAAAATCTTTAGAGAAATTGGAAAAAATAAGAGGAGTTTATTATGAACAAAATGATCTCGCCAAAAAATTAGGTTTTGGAAAAGATAATGAAAGACAAGTTGGTTTTATTGCTCAAGAAGTTAAAGAAGTATTACCTGAAGTAATTGCGAATGCTCCTTTTGATTCCAATAAATATGGACATAGTGTATCTGGTGAAAATTATTTAACGATTATGTATGAAAAAGTTGTCCCACTTCTCATTCAGGCTTTGAAAGAACAAAAGGAACAAATAGAATACATAAAATCTAAAACATAAGGATTAATATAAAATGAAAGGTGAATGGTGTTATTTTAAATCATATTTTAGTAAAGAGATGTGTGAAAGAATTATAAATGAAGTTCAAGTTCTACCAACACAAGATGGTTATATTGGAACAGATGGTGGTGAAGGTGTCGATTATAACTACCGAAGAAGCAAAATTAGATTCATAAGTTCGGGCGACTGGAGATATCAATATATTTTTGATGCTCTTTGGAAAACTGCAATAGAAGCAAATAAAGATTTTTTCAATTTGCATATCACCAAATTAGATTTCGTTCAATTCGCAGAATATGATGAAACATATCTGGGTGAATATAAAGAGCACCATGATGTTTTTTGGATAAACAATGATCCAATTTATCATAGAAAGTTGTCGTGTGTAATACAACTTTCGGATCCAAATGATTATGTTGGTGGTGAACTTGAATTGACAGAATCTTCTACAAAAATTGATAAAGACATTAGAGAACAAGGAACTTTTATTTACTTTCCTTCTTTATTCAGACACAAAGCAAACCCAGTTACCAGAGGCACTAGATATAGTATAGCAGCTTGGTTTGAAGGTCCAAAATGGAGGTGATATGGAATTTTATGATGAGCCGTTTTCACACATTATTATAGATAATTTTTTGCCAATTGATCTCGCAAAACAACTATCAAATGAATTCATAGACTTTAATTCAAAAGAATGGTTCGTCTATAATAATCCACTGGAAAATAAAAAAGCATTAAACAACTGGTATTTTTTTCCACAACACACATATCAATTTTTTCAACATTTAATTTCTCCACAATTCGTACAATTTTTGAGACAGTCAACATTTTGTGAAGAGTTGACACCTGATTGTGGTCTTCATGGTGCAGGTTGGCACATTCAAGGAAATAATGGTAAACTTAATGTGCATTTAGATTATTCTCTTCATCCCAAATTGAACATGGAAAGAAAAATAAATTTAATTTATTATCTATCCGAAGAATGGAAACCGGAATGGGGAGGCAATTTAGAATTTTGGTCTCATGATGAGAAAAATAATTCTCCGAAAGAATTAATTAAAGTTGTTGAAAATAAATTCAATAGATTGTTGTTATTTGACACTACACAAAATTCATGGCACGGATTTTCCAAACCAATTAATTGCCCGGTGAATGTATATAGAAAAAGTATTGCGATGTATTATGTGATACCATCCAATGAAAATACAAGCACGAGAAGAAGAGCACTATATGCTCCAACAGAAGAACAAAAAAGTAACAATGAAATTTTGAAATTGATCCAAGAAAGAACATTATGAATAAAAAAACAAAAATTGTTATGATCACAATGTTCAAGAATGAATCTAAAAACATTCTTAGGATGTTGAATTCTTGTTTACCTTATGTTGATTATTATGTCATGCAGGATAACGGATCGACGGATGGAACAGATGAAATTGCAAAAGACTTTCTCTTACAAAACAATCGTTCAGGAGAAATTTATATTTGTGAAGAAGGATGGAAAGGATTTGGATGGAATCGCGATCATTTAATTCAATATTGTCAAAATGTTGATCATGGTTGTGATTGGATAATAAAAATGGATTGTGACGAAATACTTGAAGTAGATGATGATTTTGATTGGTCGGTATTTGATGATACTTCTATACAAGCATTTCATGTTCCCGCAGTTCAAGGCACAAGCATATATCACAGAGCATGGATGTACAATGCAAAAATGCCTTGGAGATTTAATCATGATCCTTGTCATGAAACCGTTTATTGTGATTTACCTGAAATTGGTTCTGCTTTTCAGCGGTTTGATTTGTCACCTAAATTTAGACAAACAGGATTTAATACAGGAGAAAGTTGGTCTGATCCATTCAAATTTATCAAACATTCGTTAACACTTGAACAACAAATGATTTCTGATGGCACAATGTTGACCAATCTTTATCATTTTTGGTACATAGGCAAAAGTTATTATGACGCAAGAGAATGTAATTCTTTTCCATTAGGTGATTCTCAGAAAAAAGAATACGCAAGAAGAGCGATTTATTATTTTGAAGAATTTGTAAATTTTTTCTATAAAGATAAAAAAGAAGTACCAATCGATGAAACTTGTTACCTTTCTTTAATTTTTTGTGGAGACTGTTATCAGATGTTGAATAACATTTCAGCCGCAATAGCATCTTATAACTTTTCAGAAAAATTTGCTCCTGGTAGAAATGATCATATTTGGGCATTAACTAATCTATATGAAAAGATTGGTGATTATGAAAACATGGTCAAACAAACCACAAGAATGTTACAACCTGAAAGAACAAATGCTTTTCCTTCTTATGTAAATTTTATTGATACCTCAATGTATTGGGATAGCCCAACAGGCAGAGTTCAAGAAGTTCATCAAAAAGCTTTAACAAAATTTGAAAATACAAAACCAAAAGAATTTTCAGTATTCAATATAAGAAAGAGTTTGGACAGAAAGATATTTGTTGTGGACAATTTCTATGAAAATCCTGATGAGATAAGAAACTATGCATTATCAGTTGAATATCAATCAGATATAAGATGGTATAAAGGATTAAGATCAAAAGATACTTATAGACCACATTCTATAAAAAGATCATTTGAAAGAATTATTGGTGAAACAATTAATTTGTGGGATGATGGATACAATGGAGTATTTCAAATTACATCATCAAATGATCCTCAAGTATATCATTACGACCAACAAAAATGGGCAGCTATGATTTATTTGTCTCCAGATGCACCTTTAGAAAGTGGTACAAGATCACATAAATCTAAGATAACCGGGCTTCGACATTCAAGTCAAGAAGGAGTTGATAACTCATTCTCATATGGTTTTTATGATAGCACCAAGTTTGATATTGTCGATAATATTGGAAATATATACAATAGGCTTCTGATTATGGACGCAAGAGCAATACACTCTGCTGGACCGTATTTTGGAAATAATGAACAAAATGGGCGATTGACACATTTATTTTTCTTTGAGTGAGCATATTATGAAATTTAGTATTATTACCCCTGAACATGACCCAAATAATATTCCCTTTTTGCTTGAGTTATATGAAACGATTAAAGCACAAACTTATACTGATTGGGAATGGATTCTCTATCTAAACAACAAATGCACAGAAGATTTTTTACCTGAGCAAATCATAAAAGATCCTAAAGTGAAAGTGTTTTATGATGGTAGCGGTGAAACAAACGTTGGAGCAATTAAAAACAAAGCTTTCAATTCTGGCACAGGCAATATTCTTGTTGAAGTAGATCATGATGATCTATTGACACCCGATTGTTTACAAGAACTTTTTATTGCATATCAGGAACCTAGTGTTGGTTTTGTTTATAGCGATAGTGCAATTTTACATATGAAAGATGAGTTTGTTCCATATGATTCTAGTTTTGGATGGACATATAGAAATTTCGATTGGAAAGGAAAACAACTTATTGCCATGGATAGTTTCGAACCGTCTTCACATTCTTTAGGTTATATTTGGTATGCTCCTGATCATGTAAGAAGTTGGAGAAAAACAGTCTATCAAAAATTAGGAGGACATAATCCTACACTTTCAATTTGTGATGATCATGATCTTTGTATTCGAACTTATTTGTCCACGAAAATGAAAAGAATTCCTAAAGTTCTTTACATTTATAGAATTACAGGTAATAATACATGGATAGAAAGAAATCAAGCAATCCAAATTAAAACGGTAGAATTGTTTAATCAATATGCACAGAAACTAGCTGAAAAAGATGCTAAAGATAAAAATCTTCTGTGTGTTGATTTGGGTGGAGGATTGAATCCTTATCCAAATTATGTTGCAATCGATTTGAGGTCGGATGCTGATATTGTTCACGATTTGAATAATGGAATTCCTCTTCCTGATAATACAGTCGGTGTTATTAATGCGAGTCACATTCTCGAACATCTGACAGATAAGACGAAAATAATGGCAGAAATTCATAGAGTTTTGGCTCCAGGAGGATGGGCATTTATTCAAGTTCCTAGTACGGATGGAAGAGGAGCATTCCAAGATCCCACTCATGTTAGCTATTGGAATGAAAATAGTTTTTTGTATTATACTGACGCATACTTAGCCAACTTTATTGACAATAAAACCATTAGATTTCAAGAATATAGAAAATTAACATGGTTTCCAAACGAATGGCTCAAAAATTTAAATGTTTGTGTTACGGATGCGTGGCTTGTAGCAGTAAAGGACAATATGCCTAGATTACCTGGTCCCTTGAGAATATAAATACCCTATAAAACTGTAGGTACCATATGGCAAAAATTTCAACTAGAACACAGTTCAGAGACTATTGTTTACGTCGTTTAGGTCATCCTGTCATACAAATTAATGTGGACGATGATCAAGTTGAAGATAGAATTGATGACGCCTTAGCATTTTTCAATGATTATCATTATGATGGTACCCAGCAGATGTATCTCAAGCATAAGATAACTCAAGCTGACATCGATAGACAATGGATTCCTTGCCCAGACGCAGTTCAATTTATTGTGGGCATTTTACCTTTTGATCAATCAAATTCGTCTGTTAATATGTTTGATTTGAGATATCAATTAAGATTACACGATTTATACGATTTTACTTCCGTTTCCTATGTGTCATATGAAATTACAATGCAACATATTCGAACTTTGAATTTGTTGTTTTCTGGTACTCCTCAAGTACGTTTCAATAGAAAGATGGATCGTTTATATTTGGATATTGATTGGAGTCGCGATCTTAAAGTTGACGATTATATTATTATTGAATGTTATCGTTACATATCGCCAGATAATAAAACTTTAACTGGTACCGCCACAATTTCCACATCATCAAATACAATAATTGGTAGCGGAACAACATTTACTTCTGAAATTTCTATTGGAGATGAAGTAGTGATTTCCAATGAATCTAAACGAGTTGTTTCAATAGATAGTGATACATCTTTAAATGTAAGTTCATCGTATGCTGCAAGTTCCAGTGGAAATGAGATAACAATAACAGGATTTCCAGATGTTTGGAATGACAGATTTTTAAAAGCATATGCTACTGCTAAAATTAAATATCAATGGGGTTCCAATCTAAGCAAGTTTGCAGGAATACAAATGCCTGGCGGTGTGACACTTGATGGTCCGAGAATTATGCAAGAAGCATTGGAAGAAATCGAAAGGCTAGAAGATGATGCTAAGAGCACACTTTCTATGCCAAGCGAGATATTCATAGGTTAATATGCCTACCAATTTTTACTTTAATAATTTTCCTCAGCATCAAATAACTAGTGAGCAATTACTAGTTGAAGATTTGGTGATTGAAGCCATGCAAATACATGGCATGGATGTATATTATTTACCTAGGATAAGTCGCGACGAAGTTGATATGTTATATGGTGAAGATACTATAAAAGAATATCGTACAGCATATCCAATTGAAATGTATTTGGAAAACGTGACGGGTATGGACGGCGAAGGGGATTTCATCTCTAAATTTGGATTGGAAATTCGAGATGAAGTCACTTTACTAATGTCAAGAAGAAGATTTAAATATACTATTCCTTTAGGAAGACCTAGAGAAGGTGATTTAATTTATATTCCATTAGTGCAAAACTTCTTCGAAATTACATTCGTTGAGCATGAAAACGACCAAGCTATGTTCTATACTTTAGGTAGAGGTCGTGGAGGTAATGTTTATGTTTATGCATTAAAAATGAAGCAATATGTGTTTAGTGAAGAAATTATTTCGACAGGAGTGGAAGAAGTTGATAGTCAAGCATTTGATGAATATCGCAGAGTAAAACTTGCTCTAGCAAATACGGTAGTGTTTCCTGCTGGAACTGGTTCATTTGTTCCCGGCGAGATAATTTATCAAGGGTCTTCATTAGAAACTGCAAATGCTCATGCTATAGTTCATTCTTATGTTCCACATTCGCAAATAAATGTAATAAGAGTTCATGGAACTTTTGCTACAGGTAACGTTCACGGAAATACAAGTAGTTCGTTGAGAAATATAATACTAGCTGATACTTCAACACAGGTTGATGAAAATGTATTCGAAGATATATCGGACAATGCAATAGTACAAAAAGAAGGTGATGATATACTTGATTGGACAGAAAAGAATCCTTTTGGTGAAGCTTAATGTTAAAACACTCCCATTTCTACAACCGAACAATAAGAAAAATGATTGTTGCCTTTGGCACACTTTTTAATGATATTGTATTAGTTCGTTATAATAAAACAGGGACAGAAGAATTCGAAAGAACAAGAGTTCCTCTTTCTTACGGTTCTAAAGAGAAATACATTACACGTTTAAGTTCTGATCCAACTTTAACCAAATCAATTAATGTATATGTTCCTAGAATGGCATTTGATCTTGTTGGAATAAATTATGATTCAACTAGGAAAATGAATACCTTAGGAAAGAATTTTGCAGTTACCCAAAGTAATGCAATCAATTCTCAATATTCACCTATTCCTTATAATTTTGAATTTGATATGAGTATCTTTGTCAGAAATCAAGAAGATGGCACTCAAATATTGGAACAGATATTGCCTTTTTTTACTCCAGATTTTACTGTTACCGCTGATTTGATTCCTTCTTTAGGAAGGAAATATGATATTCCAGTTACGCTAGATTCCGTTAGTCCTCAAATAGAATATGAAGGGGATTTTTCATCAACAAGATTAGTGATTTGGAATTTAACGTTTACAATGAAAGGCTGGATATTTCCTCCTGTTAATTTTGGAACGGATAAACTTATCAAAAGAGCAAACACTAATTTGTACATGGATAATAGAAGTAATATAATCCAAAAAGTTTATGTTGATATGAATTCTGGGAATGGAGTATACACAACAGGTGAGACAATAAGAGTTCAAAGAACAAACAATCCAAATAAATCTGGAACAGTAGTATATTTTGCAAATAATAGTACAGGAACTTTAGTAGTTTCTGAGGTCACGGACAAAATAGATGAAGGAGATGTTATTGTCGGTGATTATTCCAATGCCACATATACTGTAGATTCTATCGATTTACAACCAATTAAGACAATAACATTAATTACTGAAGTTGATCCTATTACGGCCGGTCCGGATGACGAATTTGGTTTTAAAGATACATTACTTGAATTTCCTGATACATTAGAATGAAAAAAACAGACGAAAATTTATCGAAGATATTTGATATAGAACCTCTGAAGCAAGGAGAATCTTCTTTACCAGAAGTCATAATGAATGAAGTGGATTCCGATTTTGATTTTGCAAGAAGAAATATTAGAGAATTGGCTGAAAAAGGTAAAATTGCTGTAGATAATATTCTTCAAGTTGCTGCTGCAACCGATCATCCTAGAGCATATGAAGTGGCAGCAACACTAATAAAAAATATGTCTGACATAAACAAAGATTTGATTGAATTGCAAAAGAAAAAAAGAGATTTGTCTCCAGTAAAAGAAGAAACACCTATCAATATTGATAAGGCGGTTTTTCTAGGATCAACAGCAGATTTAATTAAACAGATAAAACAAATAGGATAAAAAATGGAAACGTTAGTTGAGCAGATGAGAACAATTTTAGGAACAAATTTTGGACTATATTTTAAGGCACATTCGTTTCATTGGAATGTTGAAGGTCCGGATTTTGTTCAATATCACACATTTTTAGGTGATTTTTATACTGCTGTTTGGAATCAAACTGATTTGATAGCAGAAAAGATTCGTATGCTCGGATCATATGCTCCATCAAATTTGACAAGAATTCTTGAACTAAGTGATGTTGATGAAAGTGTTAATATTCCTGATGCAATTTCTATGTTGAGAGAATTGTCTACTTCAAATGAAAAAATGATATTTCATCTTCGCGCAGGGATTGTTGCTGCTGATGCTGCTGATGAGCCAGCTATTGGAAACTTTTTGCAAGACTTACTAGACGCACATCAAAAACATGCTTGGATGCTGAAAAGTTTAATTAAGTGACGAATATTCAAGGCGGGTATCTAGGTAATCCTAATTTAAAAAAACCTGGAGTAAAAATTGAATACTCCCAGGATCAATTTGTTGAGATTACGAAATGCATTAGAGATCCTATTTACTTCATAAGAAAATATGTAAAAATTGTCAACGTGGACCAAGGTTTGGTCCCTTTCGACATGTGGCCTTTCCAAGAAGATATGGTCAAAGGGTTTCATATTAATCG